AGGAGCGTGATGGATTTCTGCTGCGCGTCGATGACCTTTTGCCAGCCGGCTACATCCGGCGGCAAAGGAAATTGCTTAAGCGATACGGGCTGAGTTCCCCCGCTCCCAAGCCCAAACCTATCATTCATATAGGTTTGAGCATTCTTGTCGGTCATCGTGCTGCCGGCAAGGTCGTAAGCCGACTGGAGCCGAGCGGGCCCGTTGGTCGCCGGCCTCCCTTGCAGTGTCGTGATGCGTTCGAGCAGCGTTGATGCGCGGGCAGTCGCGGTCTGAAGGTCCTTCTCCAGTTGGGCGATCACAGGAACGGCGCCGGCATTGGACGAACTGCGAAGATTTTCAATCTGCGCTTTCAGCTTTTCAATGACGGTGTATGCGCCAAAAAGCTGCTCTCGCAGGCTATCCATATTTGTCTGTTTCGAAACGTCCCGCAGGCGATCTGCAAGCGCTGCCGCGCCTTTGCCGGCATTGTCGAACAGCTTAGAAAGAAACTCGATGATACCTACGTTTTCATTGATGGTCCCGAACAGAAGCATCAAAGATTCGTTTAGATCAGAAACGCTTGACGCAAACGTCTTTGAAGTCTGCCCAATTTTCTGTTGCAGTGACCCAGACCCGGCGAGGATGGCGCGGAAGAACGCTTCAGACGAAACCTTGCCGTCCTTGACCAATGCCGTCAGTTTTCCAATCTCGCCGCCGGCTTCTTTCAGACCGTCAGCCGCCGCCTGAAGCAATGGCCGAGCGCCATCGAGCAACGAGTTGTATTCCTCGGCCTGGATTTTTCCGCCGCCAAGCGCCTGCGATAGCTGTAGCAAGGCCCCGGTTGCCTCTTGCGCACTCGTACCATTGACCTTCAACGCCATGGCCGTTGCACCCGCAAAGCGGATCAGGTCTTCTGACGACGCGTTGAGGGCCTTCTGTGCCGCGGATGTCCGTCCGTACAGCGTCGCAAGGCTTTCAACAGGGACGCTTGTCGCCCGCGCGATTGTGAATAGCTTTCCAAACGTTACATTCTCTTCCTCTGCCGAAAGGCCGGCAACGCGAAGACTGTTGTTGATTCGGATAAATGAATCGGCGCCATCGATGAACGCTTTTGCGCCGAACGTGGCAGCGAGGGCCGGCATGACCGTTGACGCCAGGTTTGACAGGCCGGCACCCAGCCCGGAAAAGTTCTGCTGTATCTTCTGCGTGGCCGCCCTGGAACTGGCCTGCATCAACGCCGATGCCTTCTGGACAGCACCGGCGGCCTTCGCCATATCACGCTCGAACTTGGTGGCCGAAGCCTCCAAGCGCAGCGTCATGACTTCAAGATCGGTCGCCATCAGTGCACCCAAATAGGAGGTTCGTCGATCGAGGCCGAAAGAACCTCGATCTCGCCGACAGTGAGTGGAGCGTCTTCGGTCGGGCTGTTTGCCTGCGCATAGCCGTCAGCGCAGCACATGAATTCCCAAATCGACATGTCGTCGACCTGGCGCGGATGGAACCCCATCACGCAACCCAACGAGTAGAAGCCGGCGAAGTGGATTAGGCCGCTGCCGTCGTCGGCAGACTCTCCGCCGGCTCGGCTTTTCCCGGCGCGGGCTCCTGATCGGTCCCGTAGATGGCGGCCATCAGAATGAAAAGTGCGAAGGACACGCACTCCCCAAACGGCCGATCGTCCACATACCGACGCACCAGCCCGAGGGCCTCGCCCGGAGGCGTGCCGCCGCCGATCAGCCCGAGGCGCATGGTTTCGCGCACGTCATCGATGCGCCACGTCCCGCCCTGAAGCCGGGACATGATCTCCATCGGGCCGGCGCTGCACTTCTCTTGCAGCTCGCGCAGTTGGCCGATGGCGAGGCGGAACCGCCGCTCGTCACCGGCCCAATCGAAAGAGATCGAGGCGTCACGGCTCATTAGGCAGCCGCCGTCCAAGCAAGCGAACCGTCGCTGACCAAGGTCACGCTGACCTGCGCCTTTTCGCCAAGAGCGACTTTCAATTCAAAGTCGGAAAGGTGCATCGACCCAGCGAAATAGCCGCCGCCCTGCGCACCCGTGCCGGAGACCTCGACGCGGACGTTCTTGGCCGTGGACGCCAGCGCCCAGGCGCGCCAGGTCGCCAGCGACTCCATCGCCATCACGCCGCTGCCGCTGATCTCGCCCGAAATGGTCTTGACCTCGCGGCCGATCCACGACGCCGCATCCGGGTCGTCGCAATCCGGCAAGGTCGTATCGACCACGTCCTTTGAGATTTTCAGCGACTTGTCAGTAAACCCGCACGGGGTCGAAAACACTTCCGGCGAAGCGCCATTGCCGATGTAGACCTTGATTTGTCCGAATTTCCGGGTCGTCGGGGCTGCCATTGTCGATCTCCTTTAGGCCGGGTCGGCAAGCGCCCGGAAAGTCATCACCCCGTGGGTCGTCTTCCCATCGGGGTCAGTCATGAGCCGCGTCGACTGGTGGCGAATTTCCACCAGCCGCCAAAACGGCAACCTCAAGTCTTGCTCGTGGATCGCACCGCGCACCGCGGCGGCAAGGCTGGCAGCCTCCGGCTTCCCGGCTGCGCGAGACCAGACATGCAGGGTGGCGTAAACCTCGACGCCGCCGACATATTCCGCGTCGTCGTCGATGACCTGCATCTCGCCGATCGAGATGTAGGGGAACGATGTCGATTGCGGTACCTGATCGTAAATCCGCCCGCCGGCCACGGTTGAGGCCTTCAGGGCCGCAACGATGGCGCCCTGAAGCTCAAGCCCGGGATCGGTCATTGCGCGGCGACCTGCTTGGCGGCTTTGTTGATGGCGCGGGACACGCTGGACTTGGATTTCTTCCGCATCGCGCGCCACGGGCCGTAGAAAAACGGGCGCGGCGTTGTGCCGGGGTGCTTGGTGACCTCAGCCCATCCGCCCTGATCGTGCGGCGATGTCCCGAATTCGACGAAGCGCGCATAGAAGGCTTTTTCGTCGCCCGCCACGATCGTCACCGTTAGGTCGGGATCGCCCTTAATCGTCAGAGCCCCGCCGCCACCGGACGCGAGGTTTGCGGATGACGCTAGCTTCACGTCGCCCCATTCCGCTCGGATGGAGTCGCGGAGGTCGCCGGAGTCAACCGGGACCAACCGCTTCTGCATTGCCACGATCTGATCCGAGTTCGCCTTCAGGGCTCCCTTGATCGCCGTCCGCGCTGCCGCCGGCATTGCCTTCAGCTTCGCCAGCACCTTCTCGCGGCCGATCAGTTCCGTAGCCATCCACCAGCGCTCCTGCGGCTTTTGCGGCTGCGGCATGAGCGGTCGGGATCAGACCCGCCCACCCGCCGGGATAGGCAATCACAACGCCATTCGACGGCCGATAATCGAACGGCGAGGCGAAGCGAACGCGAGGCATTAGGCGCTCGTGCCGATGATGACGATGTCGTAGGTCACGGACGATCCTGAGGAACTGTTCGCGACAAGCAGGATGTCGCCCGTGCTTGCGGTCACCGTCGCGCCGGTCGCGGGGGCGACCCACATGAAGACGCCGCCGGGCTTAACCACGATCTTGTCCGTAGCGTCAGAGAAGATGCCGAGCAGCGTATTCGATCCGGCACCGCCGACCACAACGTTGTTCGTGTTGGCAGAGGCGGCCTTCACGTAGATGGCCTTGATCGTCACGAACGTCAGCGTCGCGCCTAGCGGGTCTGTCAGGCTGCCGGCAAGATCGAGGTTTTCAGTCGACGACGCCGACAGGGTGCGCGTGTCCATGAAGATCAGGTCGGCATTGCCAGACGACGTGCCGGGGGTCAGCGTGATTTCCGTCTTGGACAGGGCGTTGAACTCGGCCTGGACGGCCGACAGGTCGTTCGACCCGGCATAGGTGCCGCGCACCCACGCGGTCAGGATGGCGTTGAGGCTGCTCATAGCGCGACTCCGTGTTCAAGGGTCATTTCAATTTCAGTGCTGTCGCCGGTCGGGATGATCGAGCGAATTTGGTAGTACCGACCCCGATATGGGCCGTTGGCAAACCCGACGCGGTGCGAAGCGTCGATCTTCCTCGCCACGGTGCAGGATCGGATCGTGATGGTTCCGGTATCCGTGCTTTCAAGCTTGTCGGCCGCCACGGCTTCACGCCCAAACCGAGGCCGGAAGGCAGCCGAGCACGACCACACAGGAACCCAATCCGCCTGTTCGTTGCCGTAGCCGTCCGATTTCAACTCGCGCCGCTCAAAGGTGACGCGGTGCTGATAGGCGCCATATCCGAGCATCAGCCGAGGCGCCTTGTCTTGTAGGGGGCCACCAACGCGGAATAGGCGGGCATGTCATCGATCTTGCCGGCGCGGCCTTCGTAGAGGTGCGCCACGTGCAGATGGATGGCGTAGCGCAGCGAAGCAGGAACGTCGGAGGCCGTTGAACCATATCCGTAGACCGCGGTCACCTGCACGGCGCTTGGCGTCTCGTTCGTGGTCGGCCAAGAATAATCATCGTCGAGGTAGACATGCGCGCCATGCGCAGTGGTCACCAGCGAATACCAGCCAGAGGTCAGCGTCTGCAGGCTCCCGTCGCCGTCGATGTATTTTACATGAGTGACGGACGAAGCCGGCAAAAGCGGCAACTTGATCCACTGGCAGCCCGGAAACGCCGAGAAATCGGCGCGCCACGTCTGCGAGATCAGGCAGCGGCCAAGGATCCCGGCATAGCCGTCAAGATATCCCGTCGCAACGCCGATGAGGGTCTCGATCAGCCCGTCATCGTCCTCGTGCTCGACGCGAAGTGTAACCTTTGCCTCGGCGACCGTGACGGGGCTCAGCGCTGGCGCCACTGTCCGAACCGGCATCAACGGCATGATCGGTGTCGGGATCAGCATCGGGAATTTGCTCCTCGACCGGATCGGCCGTCTCGATGATTTCCGCGGCCTTGCGGCGCAACCACCGCTCGGCGAACGCCGGCTCGAATTCGTGTTCCGAGCCGGCCTCGTAGATGGGACCGCGTCCGCGGCCCTCGGACTCGTATTGCACGGTCCGTGTGAAGCGAACGCGGGTCATGGCGTCAATCCGTCAGGTAGGTCAGGGGCGGATTAGTCTTGCTGCCCCACAGGATGCACGCCACCGCGCCAAGCTGCGCGTTGGTGCCGACGTCCGAGACAGCGATGCCGACGCAGTCGAACCCGTTGTCGGTGTCCAGCTCGTCAGCGTTGAACTCGATCGCGATGACCGACAGTTCTTCGGCGTTCGTCGCGCTCGACCACGTGTTGCCAGCCGACTGCGTTTCCAGCGTCCACGTGCCCGGAAGGGTGGACGCATGGCGCTTGGTGTAGATTTTGGTGAAGTTCAGAGCCTTCGCCGAGGTGCCGGCAACCGCCGTCGCCTGC